AGGTTAGCGTTAGGGTTCACAGTCCCGACTCCAATGGAGTCGTTCACCACATCCACATGAAAAGTGTCAGTATTTACAGTCAAGTTCGAGGAAACATAGACATTCCCAACGACATGAAGGTTAGCGTTAGGGTTCACAGTCCCGACTCCAATGGAGTCGTTCACCACATCCACATGAAAAGTGTCAGTATTTACAGTCAAGTTCGAGGAAACATAGACATTCCCAACGACATGAAGGTTAGCGTGGGGGGTCACCGTCCCGACTCCAACAGAGTCGTTCACCACATCTACATGAAAAGTGTCAGTATTTACAGTCAAGTTCGATGAGACATACACGTTCCCAACGACGTGGAGGTTAGCTTGGGGGGTCGCCGTCTCAACTCCGACCCTGTGTGTCGTCGTGTCCACATGAAACGTATTTTCATTCACTGTGAGGTCACCACTGATACTTGTGTTTCCGGTGACGACCAAAACATTCGAACCGTATACATCCACATAGAGGTTGGATCCCACGTCCAAAGTGTGGATGGGGCTCGTGTTCATGATCCCTACGTTGGACTCGGTGAGAACGCGACCATACACGTGTACATCCAATGTCTCCGCGGTGAGTGGGGTGATGGTTTTACTACCCGCACTCGTTTCTGTGTACGCCAAAGCGAGTTCACTCGCACCCTCCAAAAACCCAACCGTGACGTTAGAACCTGGGCGGTTCATGATGATTCCGAGGTCGAGGGTCGTATCTCCGACCACATTGTTTCTCCCCAATTCTATTATGGCATCCGTGATAGTGAGGTTTTCGGTGTTAATCACGGTAAGGATACCATCGATCTGTGCGTTCCCTTGGACGACGATATTTCCATTAATTTTCGTACTTCCGTTCACGACGAGAACATTCGAACCGGTGTCACTAACATATAGGTTTGAACCCACACTGAGAGTGTGACCTGGTGAAGCATTTGCGATACCTACATTCGATTCAGTGACCAAAGAAGTTGTGTTACTCACAAATCGTACGACGTCTGGTGATGTATTACCTTGAGAAGTTACAGCATCAAAACCAACATTACCAATGATATCTTGGGCTGCTTCACCAGATTCAACTAGTTCTTTTGTTACCGTGTTATACATCATGATTACAATTTCGGGTTTTGAAGAATAGGTATCATCGAATCGCACAGGTGTTATATATATAGCACCACCCGCAGATGTATCGATAGCGGTATTACTCGCATTTAGAACAATCGTATTCTCACCCTGGTCTTCCGTACAATTTTTACCAAACCGGATTTTTGTGGATCTCTCCACCGTCGGCAAGTTCTTGACCATTTAATATAGATTAGCATTTTAATTCGCGTAAAGGAGTCCCGCCATACCGTTCTCGATACGTAATATGTTATAGTTGACCGCATATATCGGGTCGTTGATAGGCATTGATTCACTCATGATCTTAGCAGACTCCAAACGACTGAAGTTGAGGGTACCTGTGGGTTGAAGTGAGCTTGTGGAGAGGCAGAAACAATGGAGAAAGAAATCTGGAGACGTCACAAAGTTTGTGTGGTAGTAACTCATCACATCAATAAAATGTGGTTTCCCCCATTTATAATTACTCATATCCGTACCATTGATGTTTAACTTAATTTTGTTAATGGGTGAAGTGAGCGCACCATCCGTGGTCGTATCCGATGAGGCAAGATACTTCACGGGATGATTAAACGTCAGATCCTGGACGAGTGTACGAGATGGAATGTTTTTCTGTACTTGGGTGATGAGAAGGTCATGCTTCCTCAGTGCGATATTACCACGTTCCTCGTTATCGAGATAATAATAGTTCGCGTAGCACTCTATGTTATAATCGGATGCGGCAGTTGCCCAATGGATACGGATCTCGACGTTGTGATAGTTGAGTGCGACCAGAGGGATAGCACATTGAGGACCCTCACAGAAGAAGAAGCGAAGGGGGTAAAAATAAGAGCGAGCACTCACACCGGGGTGTGTACCATTCGAACTTCTGGAAACGTTTTGTGCGAATGTATCAACCGCAATTTTTTCGGTAAATATGGAATCTTGGGTATCGATGACCGAACCACCTATGAGAAGTTCCACTTTATCTATGATGGTATCCCACCTTTGAATATCAAGGGCGGATGTGATATTATCGATTGTGAAATAGACATATCCGAGAAGGTCGCCAGAGCGTTCGAATTGAACACTTGACATTGAACTGTTTTTCACCGCTCCATGGATCGTTTGCTTTTCGATGGATTGTGAAAAATTAGCATGTCTTTTAAACGTTGAACTAAAGAAAGAAATTTCTGGGTTACCCATGATGTATTCATCCTGGGCGCCGATTGCGATCAATTGAACAATGCCTGCAGACATGGTATACTATACTAAAAGGAGAAAATTACAGGTTGGGTTTTCTACACACGAAACGAATGACTAAGAAATTATTGCTACTCGCACCGGGGAGAATGGGTACACCACTTTGGTTTCTGAGAGTCACCGTAAATCGATCAATCGTACGAACAGGATCGATGTATTGGGTGACGATCGGATACTCATCCTTGAACCCAATAATACCTGTACCACCACTCACGATGCTGGCGAACGAGTTACGAACGACACTCTCACTCGCTTGACCGTTTGGTAGATCAGAAGCTCGATCAGAAAAGATGGTATCCAACTCCTTTATGGAAACATAGCAGTGTTCCGTAGCCACCGTGGTATTGATTCGTGCAGCTAACAACCTCGCCTGAACCACATTCTTCAGTGGTTGTTGAAGATAACACGTGAACACATTGGCGCTACTCTGCCCAATTGTATCTATCGTGACGATGTGATATTCGTGTTGAAGATCTGGAATCGCCCCAGTGAGAGCTGTAATGAGAGCCATTTATATTTAACTTAGATTAAAGATCCGCCAATTCCATCGGTAATCTCGTACCCAGCGTGCGCACTGACGAGTTCCTGGGCACCACAAATACCACCTGGTGTGAGTCCCTTGGAGTATGGGCTATCCCTTTTCCCTGATCCAGCGGTACATTCCAGACTGACGGGGAGATCGAAAATGGAAGCATCACTGACCGTCTTGACAGTGATTGGCTTGGGCTGGTAATTACTCGTGATTTTGGTTCTGAAGGCGGCGAGGGCGGAGATTACCACGAGAAGGATGACAATCATAGAGAGTGCATTACGACTGGTACGATTAAGGGTAAACATTTATAATGTACATATATTTTTTTAAACTGCGTTAAAGGTAATTTTTTTAGTTTCTACATAAAGAGTAGATGGACGAAGAAATCGTACTCGACAGAGGAAATACCAACATTATGAAATTGGATGCGGATGAACAGGCGATCATGGATGAGATTGAAATCTCTGCCCCTCGTCCCCAACGTGTCCCGAGACCAGCCAGACCCAGTCCAAACCCACCGCTTATGACCCAGCAACAAGAAAGTATGGATGCTTTTGTGAATCCCAATAAACAGTCCGCTCCTGTACAATATCAACAAGATGAAGAAATTGATTACGGAGAGGACGAAATGTATGACGACCAAGATATGGATACTGGTCCTGGTCCCAGTCATCAAGAAGAACAACCGACGAAAGGGTACACCTCCATCGACGAAGAGAAGGCGGATCTCATTAACAAATTGAGTCGTCTCGAAAAGAAGGGGTTCGCGGTGAACAAGAGACTCAATGCGTACTCGAATGTTGAAGAGCTCAGGTCGGAGGTCAAGAGGATCACGTACAGCATCGATGTGGAGCAGTCTGTTCGTTTCTCTCGAAGGATGCTCGTGGCGTGTGTGACTGGTCTAGAGTTTCTCAACAAGCGATACAACCCTTTCGAGGTTCAGCTTGAGGGTTGGTCTGAATCCATCATGGAGAATGTCGATGACTATGATGGTGTCTTTGAAGAGCTCTACGTGAAGTATCGCTCGAAGGTCAGCGTCGCCCCTGAAATCAAGTTGATCATGATGTTGGGTGGTTCGGCGATGATGTTCCACTTGACCAATAGTATGTTCAAGTCTGTGATGCCCAACATGAACGACGTGATGAAGCAGAACCCCGACCTCATCAAGAGTATGATGAGTGCGGTACAGAATACCACCAGGAACACAGGAGGTCCCGCTGATACAGCTCCAGTCGGTGGATCCGGGGAATACCAGATGCAGGGTCCTGGTATCGACATCTCCAGTTTAATGGGTGGGATCATGATGCCCCCCACGCCTCCCATGAACACCACGAAACATACACTCCATGAAACCCAGGATGAGGATGAGGACGACATATCCGATATCATCTCCATTTCCGGTGATTCCACTGGAGGTGAAGTCAAGGAAGTGAATGTCGCCACGACCCGAAGCAAGCGTGCCCCCAGACAGAAGAAGACGAAAAAGGAAATTAATCTCTAAATGTATATAAATGATAGCATACTATCCACTGGAGGAAATGGAACCCCCCAAACAGCGGGTGGTGGATCCACCACCCGCTATCACCCCCCTGAGTGTTCAGGTTGGTTTAGAGGAGAGTGAATTAAATTACGTCGTGATAGCTTTTATCTTAGGCGTGGTTGCTTTAGCCATATCAGATGCCATCAGGGCGTAAATGTATATTGAATCTACCATGGGGTCTCCCCCGTAGTACGTTTAATTCCCGAATAATACCCCCCCTAACCCATTTTTGATTCTAAACACGTTGTAATTAAGTGCGTACACGTAGAGAGGTTGGTTTGGGGGTCTTTGCCCACCAACGGACGCACCCCTTATAATCATTTTAGCGTTGTCGAGACGACTAAAATTACACGAACCAGATGGACTATACTCTGATGCGTTCATACAAAAGTGGTATACGAAATACCTCGTGAATACCGTCGTGTTTAGGGTGGAATCAAATTCGGACACTCCATATTGAGATTTATAATAATTTTGCACGGTGTGAAAATAACTGGGTTTCATATTTTCAAATAAATGTGTACCGTTAAGCTGTAAATCGGCACCAGTAAACGTAAAGTAATCGATTTTATAATTGCTTATAGACGCATCGAAACCGAAAAATAGTGATTTAACTGGGTGGTTGAACGGACTCAAATCGAGTGTATTGTACCCATCTGAAGTATTAAGGTTGTATTCCACTCGTTGGACCTGTGTGATCACGAGATCCATTTGTCGTTGAATGATAGCCTCTCTTTCATCTTTATCCAAAAAGATATAATTACCGTACACTTCAATTTTTTTATCAGCCTCCGTCAATCCGTTGAGACTCGTTTGGTCAAAATTAATTTTTATTTCGACTTGGTGATTTTGGAGGGCGACGAGGGGTAAAAACGCTTTATGATCACAAAAGAAAAAGTGAAGTGGTAGGAATCTCGGGTTTCTACTGGATGTTTTATTATTCAATTCTTGTGATTTACTGTATGTGTCCGCGAGATAGTTTGACCATATATCGGCATAGTAGTCATAATGGTGTGAATCGATCTTCTGACCCCCGATGTATAAATCGATCGTAGATTTGTAAAACATGGAGAAGGTATTAGAAGAACCTTCGAACCAAATCGCATTTATGAGGTCACCGAGAACTGGGATCGTGATTGAGGTATCATTCTCGTTTATCGTTTTAATCAGTTTAGGTACCTGTGAAAAGTTTGTATGCCGCATAAATTTCGTACGGAAGAATGAATGTCCCTCCTCACTTATGATGTACGCGTCTTGTACACCTTTAGAGACAAGTTGTATCAATGCACCGGACATTTAATAGATGTTCAGATTATAAAAATAAACATTTTCCTGAGGGGAAATCACTCTTCTTCTCTTCCGTAAATTTACCTTGAATATTGAAACCACCTTGTTTGTACACTTTCATTCGCTTGAAGTACATGGCTGTAAAGATAGACCACGGGTCATGAATATCATAGATGTGTGGGTTATTCTTCTTTCCTTTCGTCTCTCTCATGATTCTTCCAATACTTTGGGTGATATCAGACTTGGGACTCGCCAAAATAACTGTATCGAGGGTGGGGATATCCAGACCCTCGTGGGCTTGACTGAACGTCGCGAAGATGATCTTCTTTTTTGAGGATTCCTGGAGGGCGGCTTCTTTCATACCACCCATGTAGAGTCCAGATGTTTTTGGGAAACATTGATGAAGGAACTCACAGTGTTGTCGGCGGTCACTCAAAACAAGGAGTTGTCTCGTCCCAGCTGACGCTTTCTTCACCAACTCCACCAACATATGGTTTCGTTGACGATCTTCTACAATCGCTGTGATCATGCTGGGCATAGAAATCTTCCCATTCCTCATAGAGGGTGGTGGATTCCTATAGTTTGGGGAATCGAATGTTATGGGGAACACCTCAACTTGTTCCTGATTCTTTCTCTCAACTGCGAAGAACGTGGGTCCCATGAACCAATGGAGAACCTTCGTGAGCCCATCCTTCCTCTCTGGGGTTGCTGAGAGACCAAAGATGTGTCGAGGACACATTTTGAAAAGACTCTGACTGAATACTTTAGCACAAATATGATGTGCCTCATCTACGATGAGTGTTCCTACAGAGTCAAAGTCTGCAAAGCTATATTCCTTCAGGGACAACGACTGAAGCATCGCGATGACAAAATCACACTCAACCTCTTTTTTGTTCTGTTGTACTACACCAATCGTGGCACCCGGACAGAACTGTTGGATGCGTTCCCGCCACTGGTCAGCTAAGAACTGTTTGTGTACGACAATCATGGTCCTGTATCCCAGTTTACACGCTATAGCTAATGATACCGTCGTTTTGCCATAACCACATGGTAAAGAAAGGACCCCATGACCTGCTTTAATTGCTGCTGCGAGGGCTTCGTTTTGGTGTGTGGAATCTCGGAGTTGTCCCACAAATTTGGTATTGATTCGGGTAGGTTCGGGACGTTTGTCTTCCCGAGGCTCTCCAAGCTTATCAGTTCCATAGAATCTTGGAACGCAGACTCCAGTCTTAGTTGGTCTGAAAACTTTGAAAGGCGGTGGAGGAAATCCATAGTCGCCATTGACCACAGGTCTTACCGTTAATTCTTTTTTAATTTCTTGGATTGGTCCTTCACTCACCATATATCCCGTTCTTGTAAGGGTTGTCATCCGAATATACTTATTTAAAGGGTGAAAACTTTAAATAAGTACAATGCCTACCGTCGACGTTGAAGAGAATATTCGACAAGTTCGGAATAAGATACAAGGAATGCACGAAGAGATTTTCCGTATGCAAGGGATACTCGCAACCTTTGAGGGGTTCAAGAAGGCTGGTCTCGAGATTATTAACCTCCCCAACGACCCCAATCAGCCACCCGTACAGGAACTTGAGAGTATCCAAGAAAAGCCTGAATAAGTACCAACATTCCAAACCCCCTTGAAATTGATTTCAATTTCAACTTCATCATCCTTTATTAGAGACTGAATAGGACGTCCTTTGACGTTGCACATCACTCTCCTATAACGGAACGGCACCTTCACTGTGAGAATAGTACCATCGAGGGGATTGTCGATGTTTTGATTCATGAGGAGATGCGATTTATTTGTATGCATTCGTTCTATAATTTCAGAGACTTTTACAGGAATTATATAACGGATATACTTTTTATCATTGAAGTCATACATGGGTTCATACACTTTTGCTATAAACTTCATTGATTTCTATTACGATATATTGAAATTAAAACTATAAGCAGCACAAGTATGAAAAGTAGGACTTGTGTGAGAAGGAGGGGTTTGAGTGGTTCTCTCGTACCAAAACATTCATGACTTATGGCTCTAGATACTTCAACCGCAGCTTCAATACTCGAGTAAGGTGTTTCATGTGGAGACATCATACCACACATCGCAACCTTGGGGCATTTCCCAAAGAATGGGAGTTGACCATGAAGGCTGAGAACCCCCGAGGATTGAGAAAAGGACCATTTTTTTGTTTCTACTTCCCATTCTGCACCCCAACCAAACCTGATTTCTCTTGGTATAGGGACGCCCAGTTCACCTAAAACCATGGTCTTCAACTCTTCTGGTGGTGTAGTGAGAATGTCTTCGGTTAGATCACATATGAGACAGGAAATAGTGTGACCATCTGAAAGAACGACTGGTTGAAGTTTTAATTTTGTTGACGTGAGGATTTCTATTTCATCTTTAATTTTAACTGGTTCGTCAAAATCTAATAAGATGTTTATACCACCATAGGTACTTCCTTGTACCTTTTTTAGGGCATCTGGTCCCCAATTGTCACCTAACAACTTTAGGGCTGGACTATTATCGAGACACAAAAATAGTATTCCATCTTCAATAATTCTTCCATCTGAAAAGGTAGCAACAAAAGCATCCTCCCCGTATTCAACATTCATCAATTCTGTACCAAAAATAAAGTTGGCACCAGCGTTAATGAGTGCTTCTTCCATAGCATCACACATCACCTTACCAGACACCTTCTGTGTGTATTGTTTTGAAAGTGCGACATGGTCAAAACTTTTAACAAACTCGTACGCTGTCATGACATCCCATGTAACCCCATCCATTAGGAGTGGAAGATGTTCTAATAGTTTTTTACCACCCTCACTCAGTTGACCTAAAGCATCTTTGAGGGACACCCCTTTATACTTTTTAGGTTGTGTAAGAACTCTCGTAGACAAAGAAGTAAGTGCACCATAATCTTTCAAGGTGAGAGATTTGAATACAAATTCATAAACACCTTTATCAACTGGTTCAAAAATATCGTCCCAATTAATCCCCATTTCCTCAAAAAGACTCCGTGTATTAATAAACGCTTTGTCAAACAATATACGGTGGGCGTGTAAGTCGCGTGTTTTTGTATCGGGTTCCCACCAAGAACCCCCAGCTGATACTTTTCTATCGTAGAGTGTGACGTCATGTTCGCCTGACCCGAGAATCTCCCATGCGAGAGACATTCCTGTTGGTCCGGATCCAACGATATGAATCTTCATTCTATATTTAACTTACAGAATAATTCCTGTGGTTATTATAGGATGTGGTCAATACTCAACCAAGTTAACGTGTATGCGTCCTCGCGCGTTAAAATACCACCGAAACAGAAGCTTAAAACATGGAAGTTTGCTGGTAAATTTCTATGGAAAAATACATTTGTAAAAGATAAAGCTGAATTAGGGCGATGGACGAAAGATGAACTCCTCGAGCTTGGTCCAACATTTGTAAAATTAGGTCAGATTGTTTCGACGAGAGGAGACATCTACCCACCCGAATTTACAAAAGAATTAGAATCACTCCAAGATGATGTTCCTCCCGTGGAAATACATGATGTTGTAAATCAAACCATATTCAAGGAGTTTGACACAGTACCATTCAAATCTGCGAGTATTGGTCAGGTACATATGGCTGTCCTACATAATGGAAAAAAGGTTGTTGTAAAAGTAAAAAGACCTGGAATCCTAAACATTATGAAGGAGGATACAGATAATGTTAGGGAAATTGTAGAATTTTTAGAAAAGGTTGGTGTTGACACAGGGAACAGTTCTGGTGTAGTCCTCGATGAGTCTATCGAGTATCTCCTTGGGGAAGCAGATTACAAACAAGAGATTCAGAATGCCATCAAGTTCAAAAAGGGTATGCGTGATGTTGATTGGGTCAAGGTTCCTAAAGTCTATAAGAAGTACTCGAATGATGACATGATTGTCATGGAATATGTACCATCAACAAAACTCACAGAAATCACCAACCCCAAAGTGAATAAGAAGAAAATATGTGAGGCACTCATCAACGCCTATATAATCCAAACGATGGACAATGGTTTCTTCCACGCCGATCCACACCCAGGGAATTTAGGGTTTTCACCTGATGGGAAACTTGTATTTTATGATTTTGGATTACTTGTAAATCTATCCGATGAGTTGAGGGATGGGTTCAAGTCCCTATTTGGTTTTATAATCACTCGTGACACAGCTGGTATAGTCGATACCCTAATCAAATTGGGTGTCATAGTCCCAACAACCTCTGATGTTTCTGATATTGAGATATTCTTCGAAACTATTTTGGGGTACCTGGAGACTCTAGATAGTTCTAAAATCATGAATGATAACCTAGCTGTCCAACTCGCGATGGAAAAACCTTTTGTTGTACCAACAAGTTTTGTATACCTAGCAAAGTCCTTTTCCATCATTGAGGGTATTTGTCTCAAACTTGACCCAGATTTCAACTACTTCACATACCTGGAACCCATCATCCAACAACAATTCCTAGAGTCTGTAGATATTGGGGATATATTCATGAAGACTACAGAGATTCCTGGGACAATTGGTAAGATAAATACGGCAGTCATGGGGTTACAAAAGTCCAGGGGTTCGATGAAACGCTCGATGGTTAAAACACGGGAGGAAATTCGGGTCGTCCAGTACAGCGTGGTTTGCGCTCTACTGGCTGAGAGGTTTGGGGATACTCCACCCCTGGCGATGTTTTTTGTCTTATGTACTCTATGGTTTACTTTTCGTAAAAATCTATAGACTTTTTCCCACTCTTCTTGGGGGTCTCTTCCTTTTTGATTAACTTGTCATGTTCCTGAAGGTATCCCTTCATACGAAGCTGCTCATCACGGATAATATCAGAGAATTTCTCTTTGATCTTACCAACGTCAGCGTCACGTTCCTTTTGGATCTTCTTACTCAATTTTTTGAACCCCTTGTTTTTGTTGTTGGCGGCGAATACGATTGGTGCATAAATAGCGGACATAGTGTTTGTTATATTTCAAGGACATTTAATTTTCAACCGTTTTAATTTTTCTTCAAACTCGCGCCTCTCCCCCGGAGATTCAATTACCTTACCAGAGTTCAGAGCTTCAATTTCGGGTCCAGTCAACTGCATCGCATTGACCCTAAAGTCCATGAATGCCTCCATCGAATGTGGTACTAAGGGTTGAACGAGTTCATAAATAGCCGTGGCATAATCTTGGATCTCCTTTTGTGCGTGATGGTCCATTCTCAATTGCAAGAAATGCATGAGATTGT